GCGCCAGGTGCGATGCTCTCTCTAAAAGGTAGCGGAACGCTTGAATCGTTGAAGACTGCGGCATAGCCTGACAATCTCATTGTTCCGTCATCGGCTTCGCGAGCCTCGACATTGCGCACATTGTAAGTGCGCCGTTCGATTTTCTTTGTCATTTTGCTCCTTGAATCGGCTTCTGCATCAAGGGCATCAATCTTTCTCTGTGCCCAATTCTGCGCCCTGTCACTAAAGTTTGAATCCCCGCCCCATAAAAGCCAAGCTACAAGTCCTGCGCCTGGATACTCATTGTGCGATGGATCGCTGTTCTTCGGTGCTTGACCGTCAACTTTATGACGAGCAAACCAGGGAGCCATCTTGCGAACTTTGTTCTCGCTAATTCTGCCGGCGGCCATTTCGCGAGCTTCGCGTTTTGTGCCTTCGGTCAGTCCATCTCCCCCAAAACCTTCTCTCAAATACTCCAAGCCTCTCGCTGCATTGTCGCGAATGAATTGAGGAACAGTTAAATCGACCTGACGAATCTCTCCGCCTGGTTCCATATCCTCAGAGATGCTAACTGCGACCATCTGATCGATTGCATCTTGCTTATTATCGTGGCAACCAATCGTCGTGTAGGAACCGTCAGATTCTTCTTTGACAGTTGCCCAACCTTGACAATCGGATTGTTCATTTGAAATGTAATAAGGCATCGGGTGTCCTATATCAGAAGCAGGACTTCTTCATCATCTGCAAGGATTGAGAAGTCGATTCGAGCGATTGCATTGGCTTTGAGTGAAGGTATCTTTGCCATCGCCACCGCCGTCGCGGTCGCTATGACTTTTTCAACTTGTTCAACTGTGGGGAAACTAGGTTGAACAAAGTTTGGCATTCCCGCGCCTGCACTTGCGCCACCTTCAGGTGTTGGAGGTGTCGGAGGTGTCGGGATTGTGTTCGCCTCTGCAACCAGCGACCCAAAGGAAGAAGAAGCAGTTGCAAATGTGGTGACGACTGAGGCTGCGGAAACAGTCAAGCCACCAAGAGGCGCAGAGGCGACCACAAAGTTTTCGACTTCGGCTGTTGCGCTTGCATTTACTCCGCCAAGAGTTGCGCTACCCGAAGCAACAGGGCCAAGCAAATCAATGTCAAGTTGCCCTGTGCCAAGGATTAAGCCTGGCATATTAGCTCGCTATTGTGAGCGATACAGTCAAAGAGCCACTAGGGATAACATAAGTATCGCCAGCAGTATAGGCATTGCCACTAATGCTGCCACTAAATAAGAAATTGCCAGCAGAAGCATTATCCCAAGCGGTGAAAAATGTCGCATCCTGACTGCCTGAAATGTTTGTCCAAGTAATGTCTGCATCACTCGTAAGAGTGCCCGCAGAAGAGGCCCCAAACGATGCGGCTTGGCGGGTGGTTTCTGTTGCGGCGTTGCTTGTTCCATTTGCTCCTGGATCGCCTACATGTAGTTTGACATAAACGGCCCCGACTGCGAATGACGAGTTATTTCCTATCGCATCAAGTAATTCATCGGCAAGATACGAGCTTATTCCTGTTGCCATTATTCATCGCCCTCCATAAATTCTTCGATGACTTCGGCGATGCGACCGTGTTCATCTCTTTTGACTATCTTGCGAACTCTCTTGCGCTCAATGGTATTGGTGACTTCTACCTTTGGCGCTTCGACATTTACATTCGGTGCAGCAACATTAACTTCAGGTGATTCAAGCATAACCATTGCAGGTTCGATATTTACATTCGGAGCTGCAACATTGACGGTCGGCTCAGGAACTTGAACAACCATTTGTGCTTGGTCGCGTTGCTCGCGCACATCATAAACACCTTCAGGATTCGCAGGATCGATTGTCGAAATCTGCTGAAGTTGTGTTGAAGGAACTCCGGTGTGTGCCATATCAGGAAGTCCTACTGCGCTCAATACTGCCGCAGGGTCAAAACCAACTTGAATCAGTTGCGCTGCAATCTCGGTGCGCAACTTAACGCCAACATCCTTGGCATCTGCCGCATCGATGTTCTGTAATGGAACACGGAACTGATCGCCGGCTTCTCCAAGAGGCGCTAAATCTTCAACGGCGCGAACATCATTGAGACTCAAGAAGCCTTCTCTCAAGCCCTTTGTATAAGCCTCATAACGCTCAAGCGTTGTGCCACGAAGTAGGGCATCAAGATTAAACTTGACGAATCCATCTGCTTCAGGAAGAAGAGTTGAAAGTGATTGCTCAAGGCGCTCTAAGAATGGGCGAAGTGAGTGTTGAACGAATGACAAGTTCTGTGCTTCAACAGAAGCAAATGACATCGCGCCACTTACCGGATGACCTAGTAAGGAAATCGGAACGCGGAAGATTCTCGCAATCTCCTCCACATTGAATTTTCTAGTGTCTAGGAGCTGCGCATCTTGGGCGTTTAGTTGTAGAGGCTTAAATGTTGCGCCACCTGTTAGAACACCAATACGACCAGCGCGATAAGGGCCAGCGTGAGTGATGTTCCAATCGCGACCAATATCGTTGGCTTGATCGCCTGTTAATTCGCCAGGATATTCGATGATTCCGCCAGGGTTGGCAGCGTTGCCAAAGTAAGAAGCTGCATAAACCTCAGAGGCCATAGCTGCGCCAAGAGTTGTGCGAGTTGCACCTATTGGGCCGAGGCCATACATCTCGCCAGGAAGTCTAAAGAGTGGAATGTGTAGAACTTCGTTCTTTGAAAGAACTTCGGTATACATATTGCCGTTTTCGTGGATTGTCACTTCATAAACCAAAGGCTCATTCGGTTGCAATCTCTTGATGCGAACGCGCTCAGGGTTCAAGCAATAAAGCTCAATCACTTCACCCATCTCATCGCGAACAGTCAGGATGAAAGCGTTTCCGTGAAGGTTAAGTGAGGCAATGACTTGCTCTAAGAATTCAAGACGAGTGGCTTCAGGATTTGGTTTATTGATCCATTCAGGTTGCGAACCATAGACGGCCGAATAAGAGATTCGATTGCGACCTCTGCGAACATAAGCGCCCATTGGTAGGGATGCAATCGTGTCAGATAACAAGCGAACACAGGCATAAACAGTCGACATCCGAACGGCGGTTTCGCTTGTTACCTCGACACCTGCCGGCATCATATAAGCAGGGCGACCAGGGATTAAAGGCTCAAGCCATTGTTCGCCTGTTCCATTACCCGAACGGCGGGCGAAGCCTGTCCTGATTCGCTTAGATAATGACATCACTCACCCTTTTCCGTTGCCCAAATGAGAAATCCGCCGAGCGCAATAAGCGCAAGCGGAAGTGAAAACATATAAAGACCAGTCGTTACAAGCGCGACACCGACCGCGCCAACGATGGCGGAGAGATCGAACTTCATTCATTCTCCTAGACTCTGATTGAATAAAAGCGAGGCACGGGCGCTTTAGGCGGTGCGGGTTGTGTTGCCCTGTCATAGCCAAAGATTGCCGCGACTGCGGCATCCACCTTTCGCCTTGCCGATGCCTTCGCCACCATCACTCCTCGTGATGATTGCTTTGTGACACAGTTTGCGATGTGTCTTGCAAGTCGTTCGTCTCCATCGTGAGTGAAGGATTCGTTGACAACTGCTTCATAAAATTTCTGTGTCGCGGGAACCATTCGTTCGGCGCTGTTTGGATATGCGACAACGGGCAATCCTTCTTCGTCAAGCACCATAAATGTTCGATTCCAACGGGCAGGGTCGAAAACAATTTCACGGACAGAGAATCGAGAATCTCGATAAAAGTCGATGATCCTTTGTTCGACTTCTGCGACTGGAACGAACCAACTTGAATCGGCATCTTGCGGCTTCTCCCAAAGTCCGGCAACGAATAAATGAGGTTTGTCTCCGCCTAGAGCGAAGCCGACAAGTGCCGTAGAGTCATTACTGAAAGCGCCATCAAAGGCAAGGATTATTTCCTCACCGGCGATGAACTCGCGCTGTTTATTTTCTAATTGCTCCCAAGCTCCATTCGGTAGCCAAGCAACGGATGTGGAAACGAATGTGTTGCATCGCTTCGTTCTAAATTCTGCTTCAGGTGTTCTTAGAACCGCGCTCTTGAAATCTTCGACATCTACGATGTCACCAAGACCAGGATTGCCTTCTTGCCAAGCCTCTTCGCTTCGATGATCGAATGCTTCCTTGACCGGCTCCCACCAAGCAAAGAAAAACGATGGGTCTTCGACTTCGCCTTTGACGATGCGCTGTCCGTATTGGTAAAGCGAATAGCAAAGTGAATCTTGCCCACCGGCAGATGCCTTGACTCCGGCGGTTGTTATACCGAAGAGCAAACTGTCAGCGCGAGCGCCACCGGCTAATGAAAGCGTGTTCCATAAATCCCAACTTGGTTGGGCGTGGACTTCATCGAAGATGACAAGCGGTGAAGGATTCAAACCTTCTTTTGTGTAAGCCTCGGCAGATAAAACGCGATAGACCGATGACTTCTCTTTGTATTCAATCGCATCGCGATACAAGGTGAACATTGATGAAAGTTCTTCATCTAATTCAATCATCCGCTTCGCGGTGCCGAAAACTATTTTCGCTTGATCCTTGTCAGCAGCGCACGAATAAATCTCTGAGCCATTTCCGCCAAGAGTAAGACCGGCCAAACCCATAGAAGCAGCAAGGGCCGACTTTCCATTCTTGCGGGCCATGCCCACCAAGGCCGTTCGATGTTTGAATCTTCCATCTTCCCTCCGAGCAAGTGCGTGTGACAGAAGCTCCTTCTGCCAATCGCGCAAGATGAGCAACTTGCCGGCGGGTGAAGCTACTGAATCCTTAGTGACACGACAGACGGCCTCGGCAAACTTTGAATAGACATCGCCATCGCCCCTGTCACGGTCGGCTTGCGGAACCTCGGTTAACCATCTAGGAGGCCAAGACTTAGGATGTGACATTCTTCTGCGCAAGCAGCTCTTGAATCTTTGACCGAGCCTTCACTTCCGCAACCCCCAGTTTTGAACGGTCAACAGGCGTGAGTCCTAGTTGACACAGTAATTTGAAAACTTCCGTCTCTGTGGTCGACAACATTCCGAACAATGGGTTCGCGTAGGCATAGCCTTTGTCGGTATAGAGAACGAAGTTTGAATCTTTGAGTTGCTTTTGAAGTTCACGCTTTCGATCTAGCTTCTCGCAAAGTTCGGTTAGCAAGCGAACATCGGTGCCCGCAATCCAAGGAGCCATTGCGCGAATTTGCTCCCATTCGCGTTTAGCCTTGCTCGACAAATGCGCAGGAGCAGGTTCCGAAAGTTGTGGAAGCGCAACTACATTAGTCGGATTTGGCAGCTTGCGACCGCCTGGATTACCGAGTGCGCGTTTCAATTCATTTGGTTTGGCGTGGCTCATTTTTGTTTCTCTAAAGACAAATAAAACATTCAAACCCCCAGGGTGTTAGACTGCTTGTGTATGTAAACACG